TTCTTGATGCAATAAGTCCAGTGGATCGGACAAATTGTCGTGTTTTTGTTCATTATGGTGAACATCTGTCGCAACTTTGTCGCTAGTTTTTCTTTTACGCCACAAACTTGTCATTGTATTTATCCTCTAATTCTTTAACTCTTGCAGACAGTATTCTTACCATCTCGGACAAGACTGTTATTTCAGCTAATAACCTAGCTTCTTTGTGTGGGGTACGTAACATTTCTTTTCTAACATTGCTTAGACGTTCTATGTCGTTAAACAATTCATCATCTTCTGGGGGTAGCATTGGTATCACGGTTTTCTCCATTCAGTTTGAGGTTTAGGTGAAATCCCATCTTCTGGGTAAGGTGTGTCTGGTGGTACTTCAACACACATCCATACGGCTGCGTATTGCCCCTTACGAGGCACTGTTTGCCATCGGTCTACATAGACCCCCCAGACATTGTTCATAGTGTGCTGCATACTCTTATAACTAGACCCCAAAGCCTTAGCTAATTGGTTAGTAGTCATACCATCCGAGGATGCTAGTATCAGGTTTCTAATCTTGGTGTGTCTAGATTGTTTCATTTGTACTCTTGGATGTCATCTTCATCGTCAATGTACTCTAAAGTGTCGTCATCACATTTATCACACCCTGGGTGGTCTGGATCACGACAATCTGGATTTGCCATCAGTTGATAGCGTCTACGTTTCTCATAGAAATCTCTAGCACGTAGTTCTGTGTGGTCACTGTTGTCAGGATCGTATTTCATTTTCTTTCTCGGCTTGTTTAACAAACTCAGCAAACCAGAGAAGATGCTCTGATGTTGCTGAGAATGGGTTCTCATTGGGGTTTAGCCATGCGGCAAACCTTGGTGGGAATCTTGGAATCATGCTGTTGCTTGATTGAGTTTAGGTTGTTGCAGCTTCTCTAAATACTGAAGAGCTGATTCTTTGTTCATGTTTGCTTCGTGTTGTTTCCACTTTTCAAGTAGTTCGTTGATGAGGATTCGATTGCGGTCTGCTGCTTCGGGAGAAATTTTCATGGTAGATGTTTCATAATAAAGTTTTGCCAATGCTCGGTGTTGGTGAACACACAAGCGTCTAGTTCGTGTTTAGCTGCCCAGTCTAAGTAGGTGGTGCTACTCTTCTTTGACAATCCCTGGTTGCGCTGTAGCACATAAAGGATAGTTATTTCAGGATGCTGCTGCTTGATAAGCACAGCTTTCTTCCTATCTGTACCAGTCCATAGACCCTTTGTTTCTATGTAGACGTTACTAGTAACAGTGAAATCTGGTGTGTAGGTGTGGTTGCTTGCAGGTATGACGTACTTGATCTTGTCTTGTTCGTAACCTAGCTTCCACCCCTTTGCTTCGCAAGCTGCTTGGAACTTAGCTTCTAAGCCGCTGCGGTATCCTGCGGGACTATGCCTCTTTGGTCTTGGCATTACGTTCAGCCCTCACTTGCATAAATACATCTGCCCAGGTAAAACAAGTTTCAACAACCTTAGTTGAGGTTATCTCTTTTTCGTTAATCATCTTTAGAACTGCATCTTTGAATGCAAGCTCACTGAGCATAGCTATAGCAACATACTCTGTCATAGTCATGTGCTGCATATTAATATCCTTCATGTGTTCTCCTCTTGTTTAGGTGGTTCCCAACTATCGTTGGGCTTCTGCCAGATGTATAACAGCTTCATGTTGAGGTGAAAGCGTTCGTCATCGCTATAGAGTTCACGGCACTTGTTGTACCACTCTTCAGGCAACAGCTCTGCTAGTGCTCGCTCTGCCTTTACTGGACCTACGCCAGCTACGCCAATGATGTTATCGCTTCTATCACCAATAAGACTCTGCATGTATAGAAATTTTAGACCCTGATCAGGTGTTACTTCTGTAAATACTTTCTTTACAAAGTTGTAATGTTTGCCTGGGATTTGTAATAAATCTTTGTCTATGCTGCAAATGACTGTTGTCCCACCTTCTTTGTCCTGCTGTATTCCCATCTCATCATCTGCTTCGTAGCCGTTGCAGGTGATTGCTTTGTGCTGTGTTACTAGGAACTCCCGTACTGCTTGCCAGTGTGTTGGTCGCTCATCTGGTCTGTTAGCTTTGTAGCTTGGTGCTATATCTCTACGGAAGTTGCTAGTACCTGTTAGGTATACGCTGTAGGACGTTGCTTTAGTGTCAGCCAAAATGTCTTGAATCATCTGGTCAGCTCTTGCTTGAGCTATCCACTGTTCATCTTCATTTGCTGATGCTGCTCCACGGTAAACAACTATGTCACCGTCTATTAATGCTCGCATATATTCCTTATAAAAAAGTGGGGCTACGATTTGGTCTTCAACTAGGTAGGGCAGAAAGCCAGAAAACTCCCTACGTTGACATCCTCGAATGCTGGCTTGACAGCCCCATAAAACTAGGCAACTGCTTACCTAATTACTCCTGTACTTCATTTTCTGCAATAGCTTCTGCCATGTCTAAGTCACCTGCTGTGTAAGCTTCAAACTTACGAGCAAGAGAAATAACAAAGTCAAGATTAGTTGCTTCTAATTCCCAAGGCTTGCCTCCACGAGCAGCAATGTAGATGTCTGTAGCACGAGCTAAAGCGTTCTGACGAACGATAGCGCGGTCACCATGTAAAGGTGGAATAGGAAATACCTTAGCTGCGTAACCACTTCCTGCTGTCCTTGCGGGAGCAGGTGTGCTGTTACTAGTAGCAGCTGGTGGTGGTGTTCCAGCTCCTTTACGTAATACATTGACTGCTTTGGTTTCAAGACCATAAGTACCAGTGTTGCCATCAAACTCTACTTCATCACCTGCACCTGCGTTAGGGTTCTTGAAGCCACATTTAACCCATGTGCCGTTAACTTTATGAGAGTAAGTAGGCTTGTTGCCAAACTTGGTGTTTACGTCTTTTGTGGAAATTGCTTCCACGATGCCTGTCATCATTGTCATATCAAAGTTCTTTCATATCAAACCAATTTTTACCAACTGACGCTCCTGCGTTGAGCTTCAGAGCCAGTGGCACTTTAAATCTTTCTTCAAAATACTTGTGTGTGTCTTTAAGTATTCCTGTTATCTCCTTTATAAAACCATCTACAGCGTATGCTGCAACATCAAACATTAGAGAGTCGTGTATGGTGTTAACCATCTTCACATCATCTCTGCCTTCTAAGCATCTGAAGATAATACCCAACATCATTGGGACAATATCACCAGTTGCTAGACCTTGTATAGGGTAGTTCTTCAATTCAGTGGGGCTGAAATTGTACGTCCTAGACGACCAACTACTCTCATTAAAATATTCCTTAAACAAAAACTTACGTCCAGTCTCTGTGTTTAAAACGTAACTCTTAACTTTCTCTCGAAAGCCATGTTCGTCAAGCTCGTAGGTTGAGTTTCTTTCTACCTCTTCTGCAAACTTAGTGTGCCATTCCCCTACCTGTGGATAACGTGTGTAGAACACATCTACAAACTTCTTAGCTTCGTCAAGGCTGCAACCTGCTTGCTTGCTGATAGCCTTAGCACCTGCACCGTAGATGAGTTGGAATGTCCTAGCCTTGAAAGGCTTACGCTCTTCCTTGGTTGGTGGTCTACCAAACATTCCTTCGTACAAAGCACTGTGAATGTCAATGCCGCCTGAGATGTCCTTGATGAGTTGTTTGTCCCTAGTAACATGTGCTAGAGCTACAACCTCTAGTTGATTAAAGTCAACCTCGACAATCATGCCTCCTGGGAACCTTGATGTAAAGATTTGCTTGATAGGGTTATTACTAATGTTCTGTAGATTGGGATTGGTTGACGACAAACGACCTGTGACAGTCGCTGTGTGGTTTAGCTTGCCATGTATGAAGTCACCTATAACGTGCTTGCTAAGCCCCTGTACATAGGTTGACAGCTGCTTTGATAGCTCCCTGTACTTTATTAGTTTGTTGATGATTGAAATTGCTTCTGCATCAAACGTATGCTTGAGCATATCGTTTAGTACGGAGTCATCTACAGATACCTGACCAGTCTTAGCAGATACCTTTTCTGGGTCTGGTGTGTACTTGATAAATGGTTTGATGTCTATAGTTTTATCCATGAGCTTGTACTTGGTCTTACCATTCTTGTACAGACCCACTTCTTCTTTGACTCGTATCTTTTTAGTACCACCAAAGAAAAACTGTGACCATTGCTTAGGACTGTTAACGTCTTCAATCATGTGCTTGACAGAAAGTTCTTCTAAATCAAGTTTGCATTCAACATACTCGTTAACAACCTCTACTGTGTACTCATTAAGCTTTGCTGTGTCAATGTGCAAACCATTGAACTGCATTTCTGTTGTTGCATGTAACGCTTCCATCTGAGAAAGTATTAGCGGTAGTTGGCCTTGTGCTAATGCACGTTCGTACTGCTTCATAGCAATTTGTACAGTATTCTGAACATCTTGCTCTAGGTAAGGCATGAGTTCTTCTTCAGGTATCTTGTCAGAACCAAGACCAGCCTGAAAGTATTTCTTGATGCCATCATCTTTGATAGGCAAGCCATACTTGACAGACAGTTCGTCAAGACTTGAGAACTTAGTTTGTTGAGCACTTAAGATGTACTCTGCAAGTTGTGTGTCCCAAATCTTACGTCTTTGTAGTTCATACTTCATGTCGCTGCTAGTCTTGTAGAGATACATCAAATCAAAAGATATGTTGTGTCCACAGATAAAAGCATCTGGTCGTTGTACTCGTAATAAGTACTCAAACTTCTCTATGTCGTATGTACTAAATGTGTTGGTCACATCTTTGCTGCCACACATACCAAAGGCTACAACCCTGTTGTCAGGGTGCATAGGATGAGCTAGTCCTACATCTTCATTGCCGTTAAGTGTTGTCTCAACGTCAATAGCTACAAATGTTTTACTCATATCTTGCTCTGATTGGATCAATTGTTACTAGGAACTGTCCGTGTCTATCTGATTCCACTTGCTTGCTGCCTCCCCCTGGGAGCTTGTTCTTAGGAACATTGATAGTACGGATCATTTCTTCTTCAGGACTCTTTGGTTCTTTGTACTTGCCTATTGTGATTACCACGTCTGCTTCACCTGGTTTGTCAGTCTTGGAGCCACGGAGGGCATCCAAGCCTATGAATGGTGGGTCTTTCATTTCTACTGCTGATGCAGACAATTGTGATGCTGCAATAACTGGGCCATACGATCTTGCAAGTTCCCTTGCCCATTTGTATATTTTGCCAAGCTTTAGGTCCTCACGTTCGTCTGACTTGAAGCCATCAACTTTGTCAAGCTGGTCAAAGACAATAAGCCCTGGGTTAACTTCCCTGAACAGTGTCTCAAGGTCACGAACGTTGTTCATGTCCTTAGTAACACGTATCTTGTCTTTGTCACCACCCATGAGTGTGGTGTATGACGCCATAGCAGCCTTGGAGTCTGCAATGAGCACTTTGCTTTCTTGTCCAAGCGCAGCTTGAACAATCCTGAAGAATACAACTGAAGACTCTTCTTCGTTGTTGACCCAGACCACAGGTCTGTCTTTGGGTAGTTGCTGTGCTAGGTAGCTGACCTCGCTTGCTAGAAAAGTAGTTTTACCCACTTCCACACGAGCAGCCACAATAACAAAGTTCCCAGTACGGAGAGGGCCAAGAGACCTATTGAGCGCGTCAAGACGCCACTCGTAACCGCTACTAGTAATTCGATCAGCAATAACAGACAGATCAGCACTAACAAAAAGTTCATCTTTTTCTATGTACCTTTCGACATCCTTAAGAGCGTTGGTTGCAATGATATGAACGTGCTCTAAATCACTAGAGCCTTCTTTGACCTTCTCACATTCTTCCATGATAAGAGCCAAGTAGTCTAGCTCAATGAGAGTTTTGACAACTTCTTCGTGTGCATGATGTGGAACAAACGTCTTTGCTTTGGTAAGCATCATACGTAGTTTTACTATAGAGTCGTCTGTAAGACGCTTACTCTGATCTGCAATTAGGAACGCTGTAAACGAGTCCCAAGAGAATTCTGTGATTGAAGGAAAAGTCTTGTAGTATTTCTCCATCCCGTCAAGGATAGTGTTGGTTTCTTTCACAACTACATGCGGCTTGATGTACCGCCTGTATTTTGAGAGGTTCTCTTTGCTTTGGGAGCAAAGGTACAGAACGTCATAGTCCATTTGTTCTCGCTTTCATCATTGCGTCTGCTATCTTGTAAGCAAAATCTACAAGTTCATCAGTTGGGTATCTGATGCCTGAGTTTTCTGACAACATTCCTTGCATAGCCTTGGCTGCAAAGTAATCACGCAATGTCATGCCTTTGGCAATAAAAGTTTCTTCTGTTGGATGCGCCACAAATGAAAGTGGAAATGCTGGTGGGTTGTTCATCTGTTTCCTTTAAATAAGTATGCTCATCAGCTCTGCTGGTGTGCATTCTTTGGGTTCTTTGTCTATGCCAAATAAGTCAACTGTGATGTTGTTTGGTAAGTAATGTGTTAGTTTCTTGTATAGCTTTGTTGTTCCCTCCATTCCTGCTTCATCTGGATCTAACCAAATAAAGATAATTTCAATGCCTAGCTCATAAATTTGAGCTAGTGTTTTGTCTGACAGATTTGTTCTTAGTAACGCTACGGAGCTAAGACCTGTGTTGCTGTGTACCCTGTACGCACTGAGGTAGTCTTCCGTTATAACCAATGTTTTATTGCCTTTGTAGAACCAGCTTGCTTCGCCTTTGGCGTTGTTGTCGCTGTAGTAGGTGATGTACTTTGGTTCTGCTTTGAGGTTGCGTATCTGCCAGCCTATCGGCTGTTGTTCTGGGTTGTAGAGGGTCAAGGCTACTTTGTGCCTTTCCCCTTCTATGCCGTGGAAGTTGTCATCTGCTGTGTTGCAGTAGTTGGTTTTAAGCCACACTTCGCCTTCGGTGCTTAGTTTTGTTAGTCTTGGCTTAGCAGCTAATTTCATTGACCCTGTATCTTCTTTTTTACTGATCCAGGTTGATAATCTGCTTTGGGATAGTCCGTCTGAAGCATAGCCAGATTCGTTGCAATGGTGGCAATAAGCCACTAATCCCTTGTCTGAACGTTTAATGTATAGCCTACGTTTAGTATCTACACCTGCTGAGCATCCATCATGGTTGACATGGATTTGCTGCCCCATGTTACTAGGAGCATTTTTTAATATTAGTTGTTTGTTAATCATATAAAGCCCAAAATATATAGCCCTCCTTAGAGGACTATATGGTTTTGTAGTTTTAGATTGCGTTTTCTGATGACCCATATACCTTAGCAAAAAGCTCGCCAGCAACTTTACGTTGCGTGTCGTTCAATTTGTTTAGATATACAAGCGTAAATGCTGCTTTGAGAGTAGAACCTGCTGAGACTTTCCTACAGATACCAAACAAGGTACGGGGTGAAACAGTAAGACTAAACTGACCTGACTTGTAGCCTTGCCTGATAAGGTTGGCTAGTTTAACCAGTTCTTTAGCTGCTTTGCCTGTTACTGTAGTAGGGTATTTACTAGTAATAATCTTTTCTTCTACAGCTGGTGGTAAATAGTCAATGAAAACTGCTGTACCAAACCTGTCAAGAGTTGCTGAGTTCTGAACGTTAGTACCTGCATGAGCACCTGTGTCATCACCTTGACCTTGTGTGTTACCAATAGCAACAAGCCTAAAGTCCTTGTGGGGGATGATTTGCTTGTCTCTGGTACTACCTGGCATCTCTTTCAAGAAGAGCTTGCCATCGTCCTCTAAGAGCCACTGTAGACCCATTGAGATCTCTGGAGGAGTTACGTCCCACTCGTCCCAAGCAAATACAGCACCGTACTTAACAGCTTCTGTTGCTGCACCATCTACCCATACTGTTGAACCATCCTTAGCAGTCAACTGACCAAAGATCATTGAGGAATCCATATCCCCAGTGCAATTAACCCGAACAAAAGGGCGATAAGTACGAGCACACAGCTGCTCAATAAGACTAGATTTACCAGCCCCTGTAGGACCGTAGCAAAGTACTTTCTCATTTAACTCCCAAGCTTGAAGAATGTCAGATGCAAGTTTTGCATCAATGACATAGGTTGAATTGATACTAGGAACAAATGCAGCGATGCGCTCATCCCAATCAGATTCTTGGAACACAGTGATTCCAAAATCATGGTCAACTTTCTGACCGATAACCTCAGAGAGGTAGATTTGATTAGGTTTGAGTCCTGTTGTAGGTGATGCTTCCATTAGCTCTCTATCCTCAATAATTGTTTCACATGAAACATCTTCTAATGCTTCTGTTGTTTTAGGTGGCTTACGCTTGTCAAGAGCTTCTTTCAAAGCTTTCTTAACAAGATCCTCCACTTTAGGAGACGCTTTTAAGGGTGTCATTTGAGAATTTTCCTTTCTATTAACTCAATCAACTTGCTCGGTATTTCTTGTGGTTCTTTAACAACACTATGAGCTTTGTAATAGTACTGAACTGCGTCACTACACAAACCTAAGCCATAGATGTCAACAGACTTTGATGCCTCTATTTCTTTGACCACTTTCTCTGTGAACTCTTCTAAGCCACTTGATGATTTAGACGCTGCTGGACAACCATCAGACATCACAATCAATAGCTTCTTCTTTTCCTTACGTTTGTTCAATCTGTCGTACGCCCACAGAATGTTTTCACCGTCAGGATTACCTACCATGAAGTTGCTACTAAGAGCAAAATACTCTTTGAGGCTATCTTCATTTATGCGTAGATCATTGAAGCCTTTGTAGATAAACATGAGAGGCTTTGGTTCTCCAAAACCTGAGCTGCCGTCTGTAAAGCCAAGAATCTCTAGCGGTATGTTCAATGTTGAACAGACTTCGTTAACAAGCAATGTAGAAGCCAAAGCGTTTAGCACTTTGTCTCCACCCATTGAACCAGACATGTCTACCAATACTGTGATAGAAGCATCCAGTGTCTTGTTATCTATCTTGTTCTTAAACACACGCTCGTTAAACCCAGGTGCATTGAAGCAGATACGAGACAGCCTAGACTGGTCTAATTTGCCTTTCTTGACACCATACTGAGTCTGTGACTTAGCTCTGATCTGAATCAGCCTACGTACTTGCTGAGCAAAGTTCTCTTGTGATACAAGGTTTGGAGTTATCCGCTTCTCATACTCTTCTAAGAACTTTCTTCGTGTACTGTTTATTTCAAAGTACTTGTCTTCACCTTTTCTACGTGGGTAATCAACGACTATGAATTGCTCATAGTCAGTCAAGTCCCAAGTACCTGTAGAACCAGTTGGAGCAAAGTTAACTCCAGTCTTGCTCATCTCTTCGCCTTCATCAGGCATAGAGAACGAGAAAGCGTTTAGTTCTTCTGGTGTAAGAACAATGTCTATGACTTTGTACTCAGTAGCAGGTGGTGCTCTATCCTTACCATCATCTTCTGATTCTTTAGAGACTGTTACTTTTTCACCACTCTTCTCATCAGAACTTCCAGCAGCTTCGCCTTCACCTGTAGAAGGCTTTGGTGTTGGCTTTGGAACTTCTTCTGGACAAGTGTGCTCCAGCTCTGTAAGGATGTCGTACGCTAATTTGTACGTAGCTTCTGTGCCTATCGTTTTATCCAATATCGAATGACAACGAACAAGACGATCAGTGAAGTTATTAAGAACATTTGTTATTTTTTTATTGGGAGTTGTTGATGATGCAGCAAGCTCAATCTTTGGAAAGCTACTTGCTGTTATCTGAGAATCCCAACACATCAGAGCTGTTGTGAGCTTTGCAATGGCTGAAGTGTTCTTACTAGCACGAGCAAGTATTTGCTCTACCAAGATAGAACTACAGTCATCCCAATTCTCTCTAAAACCCTGATACTCCTTAGCTTCTATGACGTTGATACGAGAATCTTCTAAGAAGTTCCATACAAACATCAATAGACCTTTGGGGTTGAGGTCTTTGTTCTTAAGAACATCAAAGCTGCTAAAGCGATCATGTGCAACCTCGTGGTCAACAGATGCCATCAGCTGCTGTAGTTCCATGTCAGTGGTTCTATGAGTAATCCTAGGCAGATAGATGGTCTTGCCATCATGTCTAGGCTCATTAGCTTCCTCAAACACGATAGATATACCAGCCCTACCTGCACTGGCTCTAACGTATTTTTGAACTTCTATGGCTTTTGTAAGCATTAGGAAAACATCATCTTTTTAACTTCAGCATGAATAGTCTTAGCATCAAGATACTCAGGCACTTCCATGAGAAGTTTTAAGATTTTGTCAATGTATTGTTGGTTAGTGATTTCTTCTTTGCCAGGTTTCATATCTTTGATTTTGTTTTGAAGATAAGTCTTACCGCAATAACTTCCGTTATCGTCAAGCAAGCTGATACCAAGCTTCATAGAAGTATGGATAACTGATTTAGCTGATCGCCAAGGACCAGGCATAGAACCTATCTCGAATTCTTTCTTGATAAGTCTTTCAGTGTCTTTGAGTTCTTTGCTGAAGGTGTCTACAGTGCTATGCGTATACGCAACCTGTATCATCTTCTCGAAGGTACTTGTAGCTGAAGCATCTGAAACTAACGCTTCAGTTGCAGCTGCATACAGCGGTGAGGTAATGGGTTCCACTTGGTTCTCCACGATTACGGCAAGATTGCCACCATAGCAAGCTCGTTAGAACTTGCTACAGAAGTAAACTTATTCTTCACTTGGTTCTAATTTCTCAGCTGTAAAACCAGAGTCTTCGTTTTCATGTAACTCACGATTGATGTACTCTTCCTTGAGTTCATCGTCTGACATATCTTTGTATCCAGTTACACCGCTCATAGTCATTGTTTCAATGTATTGCTTTAAGTCACTAATAGTTCCTTGAGTATCATCATCGAGTAACTTTTGAATAAGTTCATCTCTACTCAAAGTAACTTTTGGAACATCAAAGGCAAACATTTCTTGGAGTTCTTCAGGTGCCTGACCAATGCTGTAAGTTGTATCAGCACCATCTTCAAAGACACCACAAAAGCCCATACCTGGTTCGTAGTAGTAATTAGTAATGTCAAATCCCATAGCTACTAGTTTGAAACAAGCAGCTTCTGGTGGTGACCAAGCAGACATATAGTTAACTGTGAACTCAGCTTGGTTTTCGTTATATGGAGCATTGTCTTCGCTTTCGTTATAGCCAATGTCCCATTTAGTACCCCACTCATTGACACAGAAGCTATACCAATCTTGGTATCCATATTTCTTTTTGTTAGCTTCTTGTTGTGCTACTAATAACACTTGATCAGGATTGTCATCGCCTCCAACACGACCAGCAACAATGTCTAGTTCATGTGGAATGGGGATGAAGTCTCTTAAGAATCTACGATCCATCCAAGCATCCCGTGCTCGTTTAATCATTGAGGGATCTGTATGACGTATAGTCATTTTGTTTTCACACCAATTAGGCATTTGCTATCTCCAAGGGTTGTTGTTTAACAGGTGGGGCTACTTCATCAGCAGCTTCAGTACTGAATGGGTCGGGGATGATAACCTCAACTAGTACATCGTCATATTCATTTGTTTCTATCATCCAGTACTTAGTAATCGTCATTCTCTATTGACCCGTCATAGAACCAATCAAGGTACGAATGAATGCCGTTACGAAAGACATGACCATGTATGTGTGTCTCTTCAGCTAACGCTGGCTCTTCTAAACCAGCATCTTCTAATGAGACAGTCTCAACTAAATCAAGTAAATCTACTAACTCATCTGTTTTCATAGCTAACTCCTATTAAATAGTTACAACCATTCATACTTTCTAACTAACTCTCCCTTAGCTAGAACATCCACATACCCATTTTTAAAAACACCTAATTCCTTACATCTATCAATATCCCGCATAGCTATTTCTAACTCTTTAGGACAATCAAAATATCTTTCAAAAGGCATTTCACCTACTTTTCCAATAACTTTAAAAATCATCATCAACTCCTAATAAAGGGCGAAGCCGATCTGCCCCCGCTTCAGGCGGGCAGTCGGCAAGTCCCGCTTGACTATCCAAGCGAAGGCTATGCAAGCAAGTGCCAACGTAGTTGGCGCACAGCTTGCCAGCCTGAGCGTTATTGAGTTTTTACCCATTGCTCATAGTCTTCAACTTGATCCTGAATCAACATATCTTGGTCACTTGGATACATATCTTTGAAGGCTACAAAGTGGTATTCACTGCAACAATGGGTCTTATCACCCTTCTCTGTTGTGCAATAACAACAGTACAGGGTTGAAGATTGCATTAGTTCTTCACGAACTTCTTCTCTAAATGTTTTCATCTTAGTCATGTGGTTCTCTTTGGGTTAAGTTGTGATAGAACTGATCTATCGGTTACTAACATGTAATTGCTTTTATTCATTGGGACAACAGTGTGCTTAACTTGTCTAGCAAGTTGTTCACCACATTCAGCACATGTTGGACGTAAGGCTCTAGCTCTTTGCGGTTCAACACGAACTGCATAGCATTGAGTACATATAGGTAAATAGCGTTCATTCATGAGTTATCTTTCAATAGATAGTTCTATCTGCATCCCATTTGTCTGGGACATAGCGAGTTGATATGAATTTGTTACTAGGAACATTGCCAAGATCATCCAATGAGCTTATGAAATCTTTCCAAGCATCAGCATCCAGTATTGTTAGACCAGGATTGGTCTTGAGTCTCTCGTTCAGTTTGTATTCTGAGAGAGAGTGTTCGATACAACGGCATCCATGAAACCATTCGGCATCAGAGATACCATCTGTCATAGGTCGTATAACGACCATAGCATCAAGATGTATAGCGTGATACATCATGTGATTACCAGAGGTAGATTACGAATGGAACTGTTACAGCAGCAGCCATAACAACACAGGCTAAGTAATCTTTCCATGTGTAGTCGTAACGGACAGCATCCAGTTTTGTTTGAAAGATGTTGGTGACATCGTAGTGTTTACGCATTGGAATCTCCAAAAAAGTTTGAGGAAGAAAAAAGGTAGTGGAGTTAACCACTACCTGTAGGTTGCCGTGTTTATGCACGAGCAAGAGCGTCAGCTTTCAACTGAGCACGAAGAGCCTTGACATCGTTGAAGATGCCCTCGACGGCTTGGGTACGAGGGTTGTCGTACTTGGTCATGGACCACAGAGCGTTGCTTAGCAGCTGTTGTGCTAAGAAAATTTGCAAACCTGCTGGTTTGTGCTCTGTAAGAGTGTTGAAAGCGTTAAAGTCGAAGTTGTTTTGCTGAGACATAGCTAGCTCCTTAAGTTGTTTCACAAATGAGGGGGAACCGCCCCCCTCAAAGAGAGACGGGCGTGGCGGCAAGGGACCCGCACACGGGTCACGCAGTCCCGACGAAAGGAGGGAGAGGCAATGCAGATGGCCGTGCCAGGACTTTGGGGCAGGGGCCCCTCTGGCGCGGAGCTCTGCTCTGCCAACCGCCACAAGAGGCGGGGGGGCGGTTGCCTATCGTTTGTTAAATAACTTAAAACAGGAGGTAGTTATGACTTAGTAAAAGAACGTAGGCTTTAGCGGTTTTAACATTCTGGAAGAGTGCGAACAAGTAGGTTTATCTCCGCAAATTTACTTAGTGCAATGGATGATAAGTAATGCGGCAGAGGTCTGTGACTAAGTATGATGTTCCTTGTATACAAGTTGTTAGGGTATCGAAATGGTGTTAAGGGTATTTGTGTGATTGAAAGCGTAGCGTTGCTTGTGTATAAATATGGTAATCGGAAGGTCGTGGATAAATACACGGACTTGTTTATGAGGAAAACGTACACCGTCAGGGTATTGATTGGTAGTGGTAATAGATAACAGTGGGTGTGGATAAGTTGTTGATAAGTAAAGTAACGCTATAGGGTACTACTAAATTAGTAGTTGCTGACTAGTTATGTAGTGTTATAGGGGTAGGAGGGGCAAATATGTTTGTGTTAATAATTACTTATGGCAACTTATAACGCTGCTGCAGTGTTTTAAACAAGAGGGGGTTAGTACACCTGTAAGGGTAGCTACTATATTTGGATGCTCGTCTATACATAGACTCACACCAAACCTATATACATAGCTGTTGTATACCTGAACCTAAGAAAGAAAACAGTAAAAGAAAGAAGCACTCAGTGTCCTGTTTTACAAATATGCTGTCAAGTCGACTGAAAGTATTCATTGATATATATCTCTACCCCTGTAGACAAATATTGAGAGGATGATATAGTTCAGCCCAATGTAAAAAGGAACCGTATGGCTACTGGTAAAAAATCTCCTGCTTGGCAACGTAAAGAAGGCAAGTCCCCTTCGGGTGGACTTAATGCTAAAGGTAGAGCTTCTGCTAAAAAGCAAGGACACAACCTTAAAGCACCACAACCTGAAGGTGGTAGTCGTAAAGATTCATTCTGTGCTCGTATGGGTGGAATGAAGAAGAAGCTTACGGGTACTGCTAAGGCTAAAGACCCCAACTCTAGGATTAACAAAGCTCTTAAGAAATGGAAATGTTAAATGGCTACTATTAATACGGGTACTCAACCCAAGGGCTTGTATGCCAACATCCATGCAAAGAAGAAACGTATAGCCAAAGGTTCTGGAGAGAAGATGCGTAAGCCTGGAACTAAAGGTGCTCCTACTGCCAAGGCTTTTAAACAGTCTGCCAAGACAGCTAAGAAGTAATATGCAACGCAAGAAGTCTATTGATCGTAGGTACAAGAAATCTCATTGGACTCAAAACCAAAAGTTACAAGCTGTTAGTACTTACCTGATGCTTGGCAATATGGCTGAGACTGCTGTAGTTACGGGTATACCCTTAGCCACTCTAAAGATTTGGAAAACTACTGATTGGTTCAAAGAGTATTCTCTTCAGCTTCAATCTGAAGATGTACAGCAGATGGACTCTAACCTTAAGCGGGTTATCAACAAAGCTCTCAAAGCTACAGAAGATAGACTTGACTTGGGTGATGCTCAGTTTGATCAAAAGACTGGGGAGATTATCCGTATCCCAGTTAAGGCTCACGTAGCTTTAAAGATCTCTACAGAGTTAATGACTAAACAACAAAAGCTTTATGAGAACCCTATGAAAGAAGAAGTAGAACGGACTATTGACGATAGGCTGCTTAAGCTTTCAGAAGAGTTTGCTAGGTTTGCAGGAGCTAAAATTCCCAAGGTTATCCCTATAGACGTTGAGGCTAAAGAAGTTGTCTCACCTTAATGCGGAGGTTATGGAAGGGTTTGTTAACTCTGTTCTCCGTAAGAACTTTGATAAACCAGCTCCTACTCCCCAGTTTCACAAAGAAATATGGGAACTTGTTACTAGTAACAACAAACAGGTAGCCATAGCTGCTCCTCGTTACCATGCCAAATCTACGGCTGTAACCCATGCCTATACTTTAGCTTCTGTTCTATTTAGGGAATCCCGTTATGTCCTTATCGTCTCGGATACGGTTACGCAAGCAGTCCAGTTCCTTGGGGATATTAAAAAAGAACTCCTTGACAATGACGACCTTCGGTCCTTGTTCTCAGTTTCCTCTTTTCCCAAAGATACGGAAGACGACCTCATCGTTGAGATGGAAGACGGGTACACTTTCCGTATCCAAGCCAAGGGATCTGAACAAAAACTTCGTGGTCTTAAGTGGGCGAACCTTAGACCAGATCTTATCATTGGTGACGACATGGAGAACGATGAGATTGTTATGAACAAGGATAGGAGACAGAAGTTTAAGAGATGGTTCTATGGTGCTCTTATTCCCTGTGTCTCCTCCTCTGGCAAGATTAGGATAGTTGGAACTATTCTTCACCTAGACAGTCTGCTAGAAAACCTAATGCCAGCTACCCTGGTCAACTCCCACAGGGGAGTTAAAAGCCTTATACGAGAAGATTTAAAAGAATATTCTCTTAATGTTTTACCTTGGAAGTCTGTTAAGTACCGTGCTCACACGGATGATTTTAAGACTCTACTCTGGCCTGAAATGAAGTCTGCTGCCGAGTTTAGGTTGCAAAAAGAAGATTATGTAAGGCAAGGATTGGCTGATGTTTACTCCCAAGAAATGCTTAATGTCCCCCTAGATGTGGGTGATACCTTCTTTAAAACTACTGACTTTGTGGCTATGAAGCCAGAAGACCAAAAGAAGAACCTAGTGTTCTATGCTACTTGTGACTTGGCTGTATCTCAATCCCAAAGGGCTGACTACTCTGCTTTTGTAGTTGGTGGTATGGATGAAGACGGCAAGTTGTATTGCAAACATGTCATAGCTGAGCGTATGGACGGATTGGAGATCATAGATACAATCTTTATGATCCAAAAGATTTATAAGCCCGTACTCTTTGGATTTGAACAAGGTGTCATTCAAAAAGCTCTTGGACCCTTCTTTAACGAAGAGATGCTTAAGCGTGGTGAGTTTATTAACACTGTTCTACTCAAGCCTAGTGGAGACAAACTTACCCGTGCTAGGAGCATTCAAGCTCGTATGAGAAGTGGTGCTTGCAGGTTCGATAAGGACGCAGAATGGTATCAATCTTTTGAGGATCAGCTTCTTAGGTTTCCTAGAGATAAGCATGACGACATGGTTGACGCTTGGGCATACCTGGGGTTAATGCTTGATAGGATGTGGGAAGCTCCAACCGAGAAAGAGCTTAAGTCTGAAGAGTACGATGCTTTTATAAAAGAAAGTAATGTAGTAGACTCTGGGCGTTCTATAGTCTGTGGATACTGACATGAATTTAAAAGATACATTTAACATTAACGACCTCATGTATGAGGCCAACATAGCCGAACTTCTATGCAAAGAAGATTTGGAAAAGATTGGTATGCAGGTTGTTAAAGACTTTGATAACGATTTACTGTCTCGTAGTTCTTGGGAAAAGCGTACTGAAACTTCCCTAAAGCTTGCTCTACAAGTAGCTGAAACTAAAAACTTTCCTTGGGCTAATGCTTCCAATGTTAAGTTTCCTCTCATCACTATTGCTGCTTTGCAATACCATGCTCGTAGTTATCCAGTCCTAATTGATTCTGACTTGCCAGTTAAGTGCAGAGTTATTGGTGATGACAAAGATGGGTTACGTGCTTTACGTTCTACCCGTGTTGAACAACACATGTCCTACCAACTCCTTGAAGAAGACGAGGATTGGGAATCAGAGATGGACAAGGTTCTTATTACACAACCTATCATTGGTTGTGCATTTAAGAAGACCTACTATGACCCAATACGTAAACATAATGTTTCTGAAAATGTATTGGCTAGAGACTTAGTTGTTAACTATTGGACTAAATCCTTAGAAACATCTAGCCGTGTTACCCACATTCTTCAAATGACTAAGAATGAAATCTATGAGCGTACTGCTCGTGGGTTGTGGTTAGAAGGTGTAAGTGAAGGTCGTCAACAGCAATACTCTTCTGTTGCTATGGGCAATGGACTACAGAATGCTCAAGACAAAGCTCAAGGTATGCAACCACCTGAGCCTAATGACTCTAGTACTCCTATTGAAATGTTAGAGCAACATTGTTTTATTGACTTTGATAAAGACGGATATGCTGAACCATACATTGTGTATGTACGTAGAGACAACAAGAAGGTTGCTCGTATTGTTGCTAGATACACCAAGAGTGATGTTGAAGTAAATTCAGATGGTGTTATCTTAAGTATTAAAGCAGAACAGTACTTTACTAAATACCCATTCATTCCATCTCCTGATGGAGGTTTTTATGACCTTGGGTTTGGAGTTTTGCTTGGACCACTTAACGAATCCATTAACACCATCATCAATCAATTGGTTGATGCGGGAACTATGGCTAATACTGCTGGTGGTTTCCTTAGCCGTGGTATTAAGCTTCGTGGTGGTAACTACGGTTTTAATCCTATGGAGTGGAAACACGTAGACACCACTGGAGATGACCTACGTAAAGGTATTGTTCCATTACCAGTACGTGAGCCTTCACAAGTATTGTTTACATTGCTCAACCTACTTATCAACTATGGTGAGCGTATTGGTGGTTCTGTAGATATTCTTTCTGGTCAAAACCCTGGTCAGAATACTCCTGCTGAAACTACCCGTACTATGGCTGAGCAAGGCATGAAGATATTTAACGGTATCTTTAAACGTACTCACCGCAGTCTTAAGCAAGAGTTCCGTAAGCTGTATCGTTTGAACCAAATTTTTGTTACTGAGAACACACCTTACGTATCTAACGCTAAGGGTACTGGCATTGTGTTGGCATCTGACTATGAAGGTCCCGTGACTGACGTTATGCCTACAGCTGACCCAAGCATCACATCTGATGCTCAACGTCTAAACCAAGCTGCTGCTATTGCTGCCCGTGTTGCTGCTACTCCAGGTCTGTATAACAGATACGAAGCTGAGTACACATTCCTTAAAGCAATTAAGGTTACAAACATTGACAAGATACTTCCAGATCCTAAAGGTCCTAACGCTGTACCTCCACCTGTCAATCCTAAAGTACAGATTGAACAGATGAAGCAACAAGCTAAACAAGCATCTGATCAACTTAACATGAAGATGGCTCTCCTCAAACTAATGGGAGAAGCAGAGTTGAACCAAGCACAGATTCAAAAGTTAGAAGCAGAAGTAGAAGCAATCAAGATTGGTATTGTTACCGAAGGCGAAAGAATGCGTATTCAAGAAATTAATATGCAGATTGGTCTACAGCGTGAGCGTAGAGAAGGTGTTCTTAGTGCTATTCAAACTATGAACACTGTGTACGACAGAATGTCAGGTAGCAAAGAAGAAGCTGGTGAACCTCAAATGGAGACGCCACAACTTCCACAGTAAAGGTTTTTTAAAGGAGAGAGAATGGAAATAGTAAGTTCCGATAATTTTGATGAGTGGAAACATCACCCAGTAACTAAACGTCTAATGAAGATGCTTAGTAATGACCGTGAGGCTATGAAAGAAGGGCTTGTCAACAATTCGTTTGACGATGAGCAAGAAGTTAAAGGTAGATGCCGAGCAATCGCAATTATCTTGAACTTAGAGTATGAAGACCTGTTTGAAGTAAAGAGAGAAACAAATGAGCAATGAAAGCGGTATTAACCCTGTAGGTTGGCGGGTGCTTATTAAGCCCCAAGAAGTAAAAGAAGTTTCCCAAGGGGGAATTATCTTAACAACAGAGAAGTCCAAAGAACGAGAGCAGATGGGTAACACTACTGGAATCGTTGTTGCAATGGGCGATCAATGTTATGCCGATGAACCAGCACCTTGGTGCAAGGTTGGGGATAAAGTAATTTTTGCTAAGTACGCAGGTTTGTTGTACTTGGGTAAAGATGGCCTTAGCTATCGAATGATTAACGACAAGGACATCACAGGCACGTTAGACGCTGACGTAGACCTAGTTGATCCTTACCTAGCTAAAACATAAGTTGACATTCTTTAAAACAAAGGAGTAAGATATGAGTGAAGAAAATGTTACTAGTAACGAAATAGCCCCAGAGGTACGCCAAGAGGCTGAATCTCAAGGGTGGGTTCCCAAAGAAAGGTTTCGTGGAAACGAATCTGATTGGGTTGATGCTGATACGTTTGTAAAGCGTGGTCGAGAGATTCTTCCTATTCTGCGTAAGAATAATGAGAACCTTATTAAAGACTTGAATGCTACAAAAGAACAGTTGAAAGAATTTCGACAAGCAGCAGAAGAGTTCAAACAGTTTCAACGTGAAGCCTATGAACGTAAAGCCAGCGAATACGAAA